AAGGCTTGCAATGGGCGCTTGTCTCCGTCTTCCTTACCAAACACCGAAGTGGCTGGCAAAGTCAACTGCAGTATGTCGCCTTCAATGTTGTTCTCAAGCACCACAGCCAAGCGTTGTTGGTAGCGGCAAGCACGGCTATTGCCTTGGCCAGAGCCTGCAATGTTCTGGGGGCAGGACATGCAGGTAGTACCTTGCTTGTTTTCAGCGGATGCGTCTGGGCGCTCACCATCGTTGCTCCAGCAGTCAGGGCCAGTGATGTTGTCACCGTCATAAGACTTAGCGTAGAAGATGCGGCTGACCTTGGGGGCAGCCTTGACGATGATGACATCCAAGAAGCGCTCGTCGATAGAAGCGATCTCCTTGCCACCGGCCAGCAACCGGAACACACCACCTTTGATGGAGATGCGCTTGGTGCTAGTGCCTACGCCACCGCCCGTGAGGGCTTTGGCTGTGTCAGACAACTCGTTGTTGCGTGCGAATGAGGGAACATTGGAAGGGTTGAATAGTGCGATATTAGTCATGATAAATTTACTTGGTTGGTTTAGTTACGCGAATCTCAAACTCCGTTACAGAGTTCAAGCCCGGCGGGAGAGAGCCCGGGTTCTCTTCGAGGTACCGTGCCATGTTGGTTTGCGCGATGCGTTTCTCCAGCAAGTCCACGACTTCATGCTCAAGAATAAACTTCTTGAATGAGTCCCAGTCCTGCGTGTTGTAACGCGTCTTGGTCACCATTGACACAGTTCCAAAGGAAGTCTGCACGGACTTGACGCCCATGGACTTCATCTGGTCTTTCATCGCAAAGCGGACTTCATCTTGCTGTGCCTTCAGAGTTTCGATTTCGGTGTCGTACTCTTGAGTCAAGCGGTCGATGCGCTCCTTGATTTTGCGATAGATTTTTGCGAGCCTGTCCAGAGGTACTGGCTCTTGGGTTTCTTCAGACATTGTGCTTTCTCCTGTATTGTTTTTGTCTAAGGTTTGACAGTTTACATAGTTTTCTTTGCGTTGCAACCCCCTTTCATGAATTTATTTCTGTGTCGAACATCTCTGTAAGCAAAGAGTTATCAGTTACCTTGTCTTCTAATGCTTTAAACATCTTCTTCTCGATTGGGCTACCCTGAATGTGAATTACAGTAACCTTGTCGGAGTCTTGACCTTTGCGGTCGGCTCGTGCTATGCACTGAACGTACTGCTCTACACTCATCAGTGGCCCATAGAACACCACAGTGTCAGCGGCAGTTAGGGTAATCCCGTGGGCACTAGCTTGCGGTTGCATCACCAACACGCGAGGGTCAGGTTCGCTTTGGAATCGCCTGATGGTGTCTGCGCGTTTGGGCGGTGTCACACTGCCATGGATGCACTCGTTGGCGATGCCCTTCTTCAAGAGGTGGTTGTGTATCGTGTCGATGGTGCTACGGAACAAGGCGAAGATGATGACCTTGCGGTTTGTCTCCTCCAAGATTTCCTCAAGCACACCAAGGCGAGGCGCTGAGTCGAACTCCACAACTTCCCTGTCGTCTGTGTAGGCCGCACCACAACTGATCTGCAAGAGCTTTGAGACCCCTGCTGCAGCGTTTACTGCACTGATGGTTTCCCCTGCCGCATACACCATCATCTTGTCCTTGAGCAAGTTGTAATACTTGGCTTGCTGTGGCGTTAGCGGGACTTCACGCGTCATGGTAATGACAGGCGGTAGGTCAAGGCACATCTCTTTGGTAAAGCGAATGGCCGGTTGCAGTGCCTCATGTACCAATTCTGGTGCGTTTGGTTTAGCCGCCCACTTAAACATCGTGATCTTGTGCATGACCTGATCGCGCCACGCAGTGAAGAACTTGGGCACGCCATCGGGGTTAACCAACTTGGCTAGGCCGTACGCATCCGCAGGGGACTGCGATGCGGGTGTACCCGTCATCATCCACAGGAATGTGTTGGGCTTGATGATGGACTTCAGGGTCTTCCAACGCTTAGTCGTCATGGTCTTGTAGGCGTTAGCCTCGTCAACAATGATTAAGTCAAAGCGCCCATCGTTATTGATCTCGTCAGCGATCAAGTTCAGCCCATCGTAGTTGGCGATTACAAATTCGTAATCTTGCTGAACCATCTCGATACGCCGACTAGCCTGCGCATGGTGCGCGACGATGGCAGAGCGATGGATGATGCTGTTGTTTAAATCGCCAAGCCATGCAGACTGCATGATCGACAAGGGACACAGTATCAAACAGCGCTTTACTTCGCCACGTTCCATCAGGTAATCAGCCGCCCACAAAGCGGAGAGCGTCTTGCCAGTGCCCGGCTCACTAAACACGAAGGCTTTGCGATTGAGCGTTAAGAAAGATGCAGTATCAATTTGGTGGGCCATGGGTTTGTATTTACCCGGCCAGTTGTAGCGCCTAGTGATAGGCGATTGAATGTTTTTAACACCTAGGTTACGCAGTACCCGACATTCGTCAAGACCCCAATACACAGCTACGTCGTAGCCGCCATCCATACGCTCGATGACTTTGTGTTTTGGGATTACCTGATATTTCTGTGGGTTGCGGGTGCGAAAGACAAGTGCTTTGTCCTCGATGATTTCCATGCTTTCTCCGTTTATTTATTATCTGATCGGTTCGCTGACTTACTTCGCATTCGAAGGTTGCCCTTCGCTGACGTACCGCCCGAGCGCATGGGCTTGATGTGATCCACATCTTTGCCGTCACCCTTGGTAGCTGAACCCGTCTTCTCCATCATGCGACGAGCCTTGACTCGCTCTGCGCGTTTCTTGATCTGGTCGGGTTTGCCTTGGTAGTTGTCGTACTCACTGCGGTAGTTGCGTGTAGCCATGATTAAATTTCCTCTTGATATATTTTACGAATTTTGCCAAGGCTATCTACTACACGGGGTTCGTTTTCACCTCGGCCTTGTTTCATTACGTCCGCAATTAAACGCATTGATAGGATCGTAGCGCACTCTACATGCAACCCAATAGTGCCATAGCTAGAGTACTCAGTTTTTGTAGGGCGGACATAACCGTCGTGCATAACTGCGTTATCGTTAGCGTCTAGCGGTCTGTTACATACATGGCACATGTCAGCGTATGAATGATGGACGTCGTGTGGTTTTTTGAGAGACATAAATTTCCTTTAGTGTTTAACAGGGGGTTTGATTAAATCCATGATGGACTGCTCAGTCTCAGCCACCATGATACGCACTCTATTTTGCATCTCAAAGTTTGAGAGCGCTGCTTGCTTTGATAATTGTTTTGTGATGGTCACCATGACAGCGCCTTCTGTTACGCCTTTGAGTGAGTTCTTATTCTTCTCAAACGCATCAAGCAATGCTTCGGCCATGTTGTTGGCGTTGAGTGTCCACACATTGACTGTGCGGCCTTCGTCTGAGTCTGTCACGATGTCGATGTCGTATACGTTCATGTCTTTCTCCTTAATGTTTTGGGTGGTTTTCGCAGGTTGTAACGGGACACCAAGGACACAGCGGTGAGGGTCTTGGGTTCCATACGCCTGTTGCATGCGCTTGTTCAATCCTAGCTACGCGTTGGCGATACTGCCACCACTCAGCTTCGGCTTGGTCAATCGTGTATGACGCCCTAACCATATCGTCCTTGACAACGAACAGCAAAGCTGCGTTGACCTTTCGGATGTGCGGGAAGTGGGCGAATACCATGAGCGCCATCAGTTTAAGTTGCTCACGATCGGGGTACTTGTTGTTGCCAGTTTTGTAGTCCACGACCCAACCAGTTAAGTTCTCATCGTCAATGATGAGCAAGTCAGCAATACCACGAAGCCACACATCCTTGCCAAGAAACTCACAGGGACGCAAGTCCACAGTCAGCCCCATCTTGTACTCGCACAGCTTCCTTCCGGGCTTGGCGTTTAGGGCATCTAGCGTGTCCTTGATGTACGCAAACTCTGGTGGCAGGGGCTTGCCTTCCTTGATGTAAAGCTCAGCCGCTTCATGCAGTACCGTGCCATAGCGCGTTGCTTCAGTCTCTTGGAACTTGTAGTTCTTCAAGACCTTCACTTCGTGATACCTACGGGCGCAGCCCTCGTAGTCCTTGAGGGATGAGTGGCTCCATGTAATTGGTTTAGTCATCAAACTTCGCAGTCTTTATTGCTACAGTTAATCGGTTGGCAAACTGTGTGACAAACGCCTCGTTCTTGTTGAGATCGTACTGCCCCATGTCTTCCAGTATGGCGTGGACTACCTCGTGCCAGAACGTGTCAGCCAATTCTTCCTTGGTGAACCTACGCCCCGTCACATTGCTGACCTTGCCAAGCCGGATGCACTGCTCTGGGTAGAACGTGCGCCCCATATCTCGGCGGTGAAGCATGGCTTCCACCACCTCCACGCTGTACCATTTCCTGCCCACACGCATACGCGTTGGTAACTTCATACTTTCTCCTTTTAGTTTTTTGCTAACCCATATCGACGATGCGCGCCACCGTCAGCGTCTAGTGGAATACCGGGCATATAGCTCGGCTCCATGACCATCTGAGCCAAGACCCAAGTCTTAGCTTCCTCAACCTCTGCTTCCGGCACAACAACGATCTGCTCGTCATGCACCGTTCCCGCCACAAAGTACCTCTTTGCAGTTCGTAGCATCCCATCCGTCATCACAATACGCGCAGTGCCCTGCACCACATTGTTCGTGATCTTGCCTGCGTACAGCTTGGTAGCGTCTGGCCCGTATACCCACTGGCTCCTACCTTTCTCGTCCTTCTGCTGTCGCAAGTCAGGGTAGAGCAGACTCATGCCGTTTGGCAGAACTATCTCACCCTTCTTGAAGGTAATACATTTATACACGAACTCATTGCCGTCTGCAAGTGCTGTTTGTATGAGGCCAGAGCACATGTCCCAAAAGCTCACAACGGGGTGAGCCGTAGCCCTGTACTTGTCGATGATCTTCTTGGCCGCTACGCAGTGAATGAGTAGCTCCAGATCGGTACAAGTGTGGGGTATCTCCATCATCTTCGTGTGGTTGTCATCCCACTCAAGGAACTTGTCGATGTACCGGCCATCTACGCCTAGCTTCTTTGCAAAATCTTTCTCATACCGAACGGGCGGTGCCCCGAGGAATCCCACGAGAAGTTGAGACGCAAAAGCCGCCCAACCAAGGCCGTATCCGCAGCCAAGCAACGCGCTCTTGGCAGACTGCCGAAGATCTGGGTGAGACTCCTTAGTGAGTCCGGGTACGTTAAACATCTGCGCTCCGAACGCGGCGTAAGGGTCACCCCCACCCCTGAAGATCGTAAGCATGTCTTGGTAATCTGAAAGCCACGCAAGAACTCGCGGTTCAATCTGCGATAGATCTCCAACGACGAGTTGGTAGCCTTCGGGAGCCATAATTGCTTTACGCAGGAACGAGCCTCGCTTGAGGTTTTGCATGTTGATGGCCGAACCTTTGGCCGCTGTCCACCTACCCGTCTGAGCCCCATAGTAGGAGAGGGGGACAGGAAGCGCACCGCGCTGACTGATGTCGAGGAATCGCTGTGCACGGGTTCGCTCGGTTGTGGACTTAACCCGAAGGCGCGCTTGACAAAGGAGGGCAACGTCTTCACGTTCACCGTTGAGGAGAGTTTGAAATAGCGCATCGTTCTTTGCAAGAGCAAGCGCCTCCTTACCTGTGGTCTTAGAGATTTTAGTTGGGGGTTTGATGCCCAACGCAATGAGGGCGTCCGCAAACTTCGGGTTCGACGCAAGCGCAGTTTCCTCCACGCCAAGCCTTTGTAGTAATGATTCACGATCTTCTCTCTCCTTTTCTATTGCGTTATGTAGCATGAGGGCGTCAAGCTGCAACACTGGGCGTGTGTACATCTTGAGTGTCATGTCGATGAGCCTGAGTTCACTGGACGGGTAGCCCTTGACCAAGCGCCTAAAGATTTGCTCACACAGGTACACATCGTGTGCGCAGTACTCAGCCAGTTCTTGCTCCATGGAAGGTGCAAGCTCCGTGTAGCCGTTGGTTGTGTATACAGCCGTACCCTTGGGCGGTAGGCCGAAGTCCTCGGCCAACTTCATCAATGAATTGCCAACCTCAACACCGCGCAGAGCACGAGCCATGGAGAGAGTATCAAAAATGAAGCAAGGATGCCACCCATATACCCATTCCAATATAGATATATCGAACTGAGCGTTATGAGCCAGAACTGCAGTAGTAGAAGGGTCATAACAAGCCAAGATTCTTGGAAGCTCCTTTCCTCTGTACCACTGTGATCGTTTGTCTGATCCGAACTCATGGATGCAGGCGCCAAAGGCTTTGAATCTTGGGTCACGTATGTACTCCTCTGTTGTCATCTTGCTCAGCGTGTAACCATCCTTGGTATTCCATGCCGTCTCGAAGTCAATCGTAATGATCTGTTTGTAGGGCGCACTCAATTAAAGTTCTCCTTGGGTGGTGCGTCGAGGACGTTTAGAAAGCCGAAAAAATCGTTTGCCGCCAACATGAGTTGCGACGCCTCCATCTCGTTACAGTTTAGGGTAACGACTCCTGCGACATTATCTTCAGCGCGTCCAATGATGAACACGCCCTGTGCTTTACCTTCCCCATAACACATCACCAACTTGTGAATCAGTAATCTGAAATGGTGCTGCTCCTCATCCGACATGGCCTCGACCCTGCGTTCGAGTTCTTCCTCTGTCATTGAGTAATCACCGTCCACGTAACTCATTTTGTTTCTCCTTGAGTAGTAGTTCTAAGTCGGGAATGTTGTGCTCACGCGCAATGAACACAGTACCCCCAGCGTTGAGAATCATATTAAGTTCTCTGTCTTGCAGGGGCGTAGTCTGCCCCTTGCCTGCCTTGCACTCGATGGCGATGAAGTGTCCGTCCATACAGCCAATGATGTCAGGTATCCCCGCACGACCAAAGCCGTTAGCAGGGGGCATGAAGTGGTAAACGCCCAGCCTATCAAGCAGAAGCCTCACCGCCTTCTTCACTTTCCATTCCGGTGTAGTCGCCATAATAGTTCGCATTCATAAGTTCGTTGTAGTCAAAGTGTTCACCAATACAGTCAAGTATGGTGACGTCAGCGCCTTCAGTATCAAACACAGTGTCGTTGTAAATGTACTTGTACTTGGGCACAGAAAGTTTGTTGTATGCAAACTCCAAGCCTATGGCTGTCGGCTTCCACAGCCCTGCCGTACGACTCTTAACACCCTTCACAGGTGCATCCAGTACCATGCCCCAGTGCCGCAAAGTACCAAGTTGAGGGGAGCGTAGCAACCACACGGGTGCGGTGCGTTGTACATCCACCCAACCATCTTCACGCGGATCTTGTAAACACAACCATATTAACTGCCTCGCCATGGACGCACTGATACCGCGCCTGTATAGCTTACCCCACCTGTCGCACACAGGGCAGTGGCCACCATCGCTTTTGATAACGCTGTTCCATATATGGCCAGCTTGCTCAAGCGTAGCGCCTTCGTAGAGGCTTACATAAGTTGGCTCTGTGCCATCGTCAATCAGTTCAATCATTTATTTCTCCTTGTCTTCGTTGTAAAAATATGGCGTCATCAGGGTTGCGGATGCGCTCAAGCTCTCGGTCGTAATACTTCTTGGGCATTGGTGCTTTCTTCTCGACAAGCTTGCGTAGCCAGTCGGCTCCGCCCAATTCGTTAAACATAATCCACTGTCTGTCAGACATTCGGACTTGTCTTCCTATCAATGGCTCTGGTGGCTTTGGCCGTGGCATGTTCAAGTACTCCTTCATGTTTGTTTGGTTGTCTTTCCTTGGCACGGGTGTATATGCCAAACTGTTTGTAGCCCAAGCCTTCCTCGCTTTCGATGACTCCCGTCGAAGTCCTTGCACGAAAGCGCGCGTCTTCCATGAAGATACTAGGGCGGGGGGCTTCCCTCCAACGGAAGGGGCTCAGGGGTGGTGTGGGTCTGTTATCTTTCAAAACAAAGCAGCCTTTCTCTGGGTCATATCTAACTAAATCCAACACTTTCATATCGTCATCCCAAGCTGACGCAAAGCGGTTTGCAGTCCAGCCACCCCACCTACGCGTTGGTCGTTGATAAAGATCTGTGGCATCTGACGCGCATCAGGAAACTCTTTGATGAAGTTAGCCATGCGCTCCCCCACCATGATGTCAACGTCCGCATACTTCAGCCCTACGCTGTCCAGTATGAGCTTAGCCGTCACGCAGTTGGGGCAGTTGTCCTTGGTGTACATTGTGATGTTGATGTCTTTCATGGTGTCTCCTTCATAAGATGTGCATACTCTTTGATGTTGTTAAAACGTTCTTCCCCAATACCGCAGTGAGCGCAGACACTTACCCCGTTTGGGTTCATGTAGAACTGGTGGTATATGCCTTCGCACAAAGGTGGTTTTGCTTTTTGTTTTTGATCAGGTTCTATCTCGTAGTTAGGCAATAGCTGACGCAACTCATCAGCCCTTGACGGGTGCTTTAGTTTACGCAAAGCCTTGGCCTCGATCTGCCGTATGCGTTCTCGCGTTACATCAAACTTTTCTCCAATTTCATCAAGCGTATGTTCCTCGCAACCGATGCCAAAGTGCATGCGAAGTACCAAGGCTTCACGCGGAGTAATTGAATCCAGTTGTTTCTCCACGACACTCACCGTTTCATGCTTGAGCACAGCTTCGTCAGGGTCATCGGGCCTCATCAACTCAAGCATCTCCTCGGCGTGCATGCCAAGGGCAGCCCTCATACCTTCAGAGCTTACATCACGTTGTGCAGTATTGCGTTTAAGTTTCAGCGTCAGTTGCTCAGATGTCCACAGATCGGTTGGCAGTGCACACAACTCCTCCATGAGTGCCTTGGCGTTCTCGCTGAACTCTCCGCTTTGATTGAGAGGAGGCTTACGCATGGCTATCAGCTCTGTCAGCGCAGTCTTTGGCAAATTAACCGCACGACAAAACTCTGACACACTTCTATACCCAGCGTTCTCAATCGCATTCAAGATCAGATTGTTTCTAACTGTGACCTTGATGCGGTACTCGTTGACTGGTTCGTCTTCGTACATCTTAGCCCCCAAACATTTTCTTTAAGTAGTCGTACAACTCACGCGCTTGGAACACAGTCATGTCTTTGAGGATGTCATCAGGCGTCTTGCTACGCACAAGAGAGATCATTCGTTTAGGCGTGTGGCCCATAGCGTAGGCGGCAGCATCAAGCGCATCTTGGCTAGTCATAGGGGCATTCTCCAGCTTCTCTCGTAGCAACGCACCGATGCCTGTCACGGCCTTCTTCTCGTACTTGCGTTTGGGTGGTGCTTCCACAGGCTTGGGTACGATCTTAAGGGTTTTCTTCTTGGCTTTGAGTGGGCGGTACTCAGGCACAATGGTGATGTACCTACCCCTGTCATCTCTCTCAGCTAACCCTTGCTTGGCAAACTGCGCAAGCAGTGAGCCTACCGAACTGGACTTGTACCCTAGACGCTCCATGGATATGCATATCTCAGGCGAGGTTTGGTTAGGATGGTGCTTCACATATTCGAAGGTTGCGCGGGTCACATTGTTGGTGATGTCAAAGAACCTAGTGGACTTTGATTGTGTGTTGTTTTGTGTGGTTTGCATGTCGTCTTTCTCCCAGTCATTGATTGTGTTTTTAAGTTGATTGTTAAGCGCATTGGATAGCGCGGTTTGGATGTCAGGCATTTGTGTTTCCTCCTATTAAAAGAATGCCAATGATGATGAAGGCTATAAGCCCGATGGATTGAATGGTCACGAGCGTAAGCTCGTTCATCCCCTGCTTGTCGCCAAGCAAAACGCCCTGTATCCAATCGGATTCAGGCGTTGAAGGGGGTGGTGGCGGTGTGTAGGTTAGGCCGATCTTGACCTTTCCTGTGTCATAGGGTGTGTGTCTTTGCATAGCTTTCTCCTTAGTTTTGCCATTATTTGTCTAGGCTTAGACAGAAGTCAAGGGGAAATTCCCCTGCGTTTAGGGAATTCCCGCATGAAAAAGAGTTGTTGATAGTAGTCAAAAGGGTCGCCAGTACAAGAGATCAAGGGCAACGACAATGACCGCTAACAAAAGTATTACCCGCTCAAACTTCTCATAGGGTGTCATCATGCCTCCTCCTCGTCTGCTTTTAATTGTTTGATCCACGCATCAATGGCTTGCTCATCGTAGAACGTGAGTATCCAATCAGCCAACTCATGCACAGGGTTTTGTAGCAAGCAGTCGTACAGCCTGTCCAATGCTTCCTTGCCGTAGCGTGCTTCAATTTCTTCTGGTGTCATTTAAATGTCTCCTTGATATATTGTTCAGCTTCTTCTTTGGTATCGAAGCCTCGGTAGTCGCCGTTCTCATCTATCCACTCATCCGTGGTGTTGCCGTAGATAGCCCAGAGGTCGTCCCCTAGGTAGCCAACATACTCAACGTGCCAACAGTTCGGGTCATTGAAACGCTCCATGTATAGCTGATGTACCATCTTCATACAGGTTGTATCGTCCACCCCAGTCAAGCGCTCAAGCTCGTTAGGGTGGTTCTCCTCGAGTAGCTCGATGATCTTCGCTTTAAGTCTGCCCATATCATTCTCCTTTTCTTCTTGCTCTTGAGCCATTCGATCAAGCTCGGCTTGATGTTGCGATAGCAGGTGGTTGTAGTACGCGTCTGTTCCGTTCATACATGCTCCCATTCTGTTTCAGTTACACAATCAACATTCCAGTCACCCCCGCCAGTAGGCTCGAAGTCACTGCCGTCCATAGCTTGCGCTATATCACGTGCCTCCTCCTCGCTGTTAGCTTCAATTATGGCGTCGCACCATACGACGTAGCTTGCTTGTATGTAGTAGCGTTTCATTTACTTTCTCCTTTAATAAAAACACGGGGCAAGTCAATCCAATGGGTACAGTCGTCCATGCCCGTAACTGGATCAACCTTGTACACATTGACGTTGAACCAATCGTCATTGTCAGGCGAGTGGATGTTGAACGAGTACTCGTCTGTGCCATGCCACCAGTCGCCATCTCTAGCGATCTCGTGTTTGTACTGGGCGATGAGATCATCAGCCACCATTTGCAGTTGTGCGTCAGTCATTTGTCTTCTCCTTTGGTTATTCAATTTCTTCTACTCTGTCTTTGACATACTCCATACTGGCGTGCCAAGCAGCCTCCCATACCTGATACATACGCCCATTACAGGGGAAGTCCTTGACGTCGTAGTTAGGGAATGTTTCTGAGCACCACTCGCGGTAGGCGTTCTGCATATAAGTCTTTGGTTTCATTTACTTTCTCCTTTTCATACTTCACAGTGAATGGCATCGAACAACGTACACAGTACAGTTGCCGAGTCGTAGGTGTGAGCCATTGTGATGGCCTCTTGTAGTAATTCGTTGGTGAGTAGCTTGCGGTTGAGAAACCGCACAGCTATCGTTGGATCTTCAGGATATACCGCCTCGCTGATAAGCTCAAGCAAGAAGTCACAGCGTCCCCCAAGCGCATCGTCAACGGCATCGAGTAAGTCCTGTGTCTCCCAATAGTCATCGTCTTGCCACTTGCCGAAGTACTTGCTATCGAGCCTTGTATTGTGGGCAGTCGCATCGTCATACACACTGTAGTTCGCCCACCATGCGGTGTCGTACTTGGTCTGCTTGTACTCAGGCACAGTCGGGTCACGATCAGTAGGCAGCTTGTCCCACTGCACAGCAAGTACGGCTTGAGACAGTAGTTCGTAGTGATGGATGTTGAGACACTCTTGCTGACTATGCTCATGGTCATACCCTACGCTGATGTTGGTACATTCGGGGATGATGTCGGTGAACTCAGCGGTGTCTGTGTATACCCCTGTGTCATCGGGTGAGTACATTAGGTTCTCATCGCACAAGTTAAGCGCATCAGCCAACGCCTGACAGAATGTATCGGATGCACAACGACTCCAGCCCTGATGACTGATGACGCTATCAGTACCCCGCCTGTCAAACGCTATGGCTCTGTCGAACTGCTTGAGTAAGTCAGCGTGGTTCTTCTCCAAGAACTTAGCACCGATACCCCCGCACTCCTCGCCTTGGCTGAAGATGTAGTAGCCCTTGACGTCAGCATGTATCAGGTGCATGAGCATGGCCACACCCGCACCATCGTCAGCACCGAGAGGGGCACCATCTGCGTACCACATACCCGCCGTCTTCCTGATCTTGTTAGCGCCTGTCTCTTTGTGTACTGTGTCAACGTGAGCGATGAACAGGGTACGGCTACCTGCTATGCGGTTGTCGATGTGAAGATTACCTGCACCATCCACGGATGTGAACGACTTGAGTTCGGCAGGTAGCGCATTGAATAGCCACTCAGTGAAGTCAGACACAGCGACAGTATTGTGCGGACGCTTGACAGACAACCCACGAGCGAGGGTTTTGTGTAGTATGGATTTCTTGTTCATGTTCATTCTCC